CTAAGTTGTTTTCTTCAATACGCACATTGTCAATGATGTGATTACGAAAACGAATAATATCTTTCTCGTCTTCTTCTATTGTTAAACAGTTAGTGCCAAACGCCCCCATACACAACAACGCTTGGAACTCCTCTTGTGCAAAGTTAGAGCCAATAAGCAACTGATGCACAATACGGCTAACCTGTTCAAAGTAATAAGCAACAGATTCATCAGCCATAAGCATTGGATTGGGATGACGGTATTTAGCCCACACGCTATTTGGCGGAAACATATGAGAATAAAACCCTGCGGCAAAGTTATAGTTAGCCTCGATGCAGGTATCAATCATACGCTGTGGTGACTTTTCTATACCTTCATAACGAACACGATTAATGTTATCGTTTGTAGGCATAGCCCAATCAGCACATTCTTGCCAAAGGTTTTTCCAATTCCCAATGGCATATGAGTTCATCGAATCAAATTTTTTAACTAATGCTTTGCCGTCCATTATTAACCTTGTCCTAAAACATTGGTAGAAGATGCACGATTTGAGCCGAGCGTAGATGTTGTGTTGCGTTGTGTTAATATAGTAGATGCACTACCTTGTTTTCTTTTTTCGCTTTTTTCTGCCAATTGTTGTTGCCCAGATGTATCTACACGAGTAGGTGTCGGTGAAGGTGGTGGTGGTGGCGGTGGTGTTGGTGGTGTGCTTACTCTACCCATAATAATTCTCTTTTAATAGTTATCCATGTTAAATACGGTTGTACCTTGTCTTGTAGTAGGTGCTGTGTCGCCAAGCATTTTGCCAACGCCCATTACATTTTCATAAACAAAAGGGTTTTCGTTAGTTCCCCTGCCTTGTTTGCGTTGGGTCTTTTTTCGTCTTTCTTGTATTCCTGATTCAAAGTCTGCCTCGTTTGGCATACGAGTAACTATAGATTCAGGTGGTGGTGTGCTTTTAGGTGTTTTAGAACTTCCCACTATTAAACTCCAACTTCAAATCTATGGCTATGATCACTAAACTCTCTACCTCGCAGAGATGTACGCCATAATAAATTCTCTATTTTATCTTTTTCTACTAATCTAACTTTTCCGTCAAATCTTTCATAGGCAACATATTTCATGTTTTTCATCGTATAATGAAACGCTTTTTTCGGGTCACCTGCGAGAATGTATATATACCAAGTGTCTAACTTGTCAAGTCTTTTTTGTGTTTTATTTTTTATAGATTCTGAATAAGTTTGATAAGCACACACAAAACAATCTTCATCAGAATGAAAAGCACCTACTTTTCCACAATGTTCAAGTATTTCAAAGAATTCACTTTCTTTGCCTTTATATAATTCCTTTGCCCTTTCATACGGTGTCATATTAAATACGAATCTCCATCTAAGTATTGTGGTGTTACATTAGTTCTATCAATATTCAAATACTGATCTATCATGCGATTATGCATACACATACCCATCATTCGCACAGCGTCTGCTCCATGAGAATATTCATTATGCAAAACTCTACCTGTAACTGGATTCCATTGATAGTTTATTAAACATTGAACCAAACTATCTAACTTAGAGTTAATCCATACAGTCGGCAAAAACCTACGAATAATCTCAATGTCATCACGAACAGAGTTTGTTTTAGGAATAGGACGCACCTCAAATCCATACTCTGTGCGACAAAAATCAATAATGTTGGTGCCTGTATTATTCGCCCTCTTCTTGGAATCGTGTGGCATATAATGCCCGCCATAGTTATAACCCTTTTCGTGTATCACATCTATGTAGTGCTTAATATCATACCCTGTGTTTTCATAGTAATCTATAATTTGCACTCTATCAGTTCTGCTGTCAACCGTACCAAACACTATAGCTGTAGGGTCATCTACGCCTAAATCCCAAAAAGTATACACAACGTCATTCTTATTGTGTATCAAAGGTGTAATCATACCTTTGTTTTCTAGCTTAGTCATCTCGTAGCCATATACAGAGTTCGCCACATCGGCAACCGCCTCGTTTAAATACTCCTGCCTAGCAAGCGAGTAACTGATCATCTTAGAATCCACACGGTTCTGAATGTTTAGATACTCATTGCCAGTAAGCGGGTCAATCTTCCCAAGAAGCTCTGGGTTTAGGTTCATCTCATCCCCCACCCAACAGTACCGCTTTGTATCTTGTGGCGTCAGCCACTCGGTAAACCAGTTAGGGTCATCTTTGTTAGCCTCGTACATCTGGTACAGAAGATTTTTTCTGCCACGCATCGTACCGTTGGCTATAAAGAACGCATTACCTTCATCCAAAATCGGAGACAAAAACCCCGTGACCTCTTCTTTGTGAAGCGAAAACTCAGACAAGGCATAGCCATAACCCCCCTGCCCCACAAAATCAAGGTTGTCAGTACCGCTGAAGTTAATCACCGAACCGTTGATAAGCCCAATCTTCATATCTGTATTGTTCTTATACTCTACAATCTCAGGGGGAAAAATAATATCTAACAGGTTGCCACTCTTTTTGCCTATAGTAACAATGTTATTCCATAACGCCCTCTCAGCCCACTTCCTTGTGGGAAACAGGTAGTAGTAAGAACCAACCCGCTCTAACGCTTTACAGCTCAATATGGAAGCCGTAGTGACATCCTTACCGTGCCGCCTCGCCCAAGAGATCACAACATTCTTAGCACCGCTCTCTACAGCGTTCCATACGCCAAACTGATATTCACGAGGGCATATCGCTGGTATGCGTATCTTCACTTAGCCTTTTTGCTCCCTGTGCCTTTAGCACTCCAGTCTATCTCGTCATAGTTATTCTGGTAAGCCTTCTTGTCGTACTTGGCGTAGTTAAAGTTCTCACCATCTCTACTCTTACCCTTCTTCCAGTCACGCTCGTCCTGAGCCTCCTGCGTGTATCTGTGTGGTACATTACCCCCGCTCATCTATCTCCTCCGCATAACACATCATACATATGTACTCTTCAGCCTCACCCTCCGCATCCAACACCTCTAGTATCGGATTATCCTCCGTGTCAATACAGCAACACTCTTGGCAGGTCTTAACTGTCATCTTCTTCTCCTAAACAATAATAAAAATCAACTCCGCAGTATGGACAAAACTTAGGGTCGTTTATCGCCATAGGTAATTCAATTACATAAAATCCATTACCACAGTCTATACATACACAGTAAGACAAGTCTTCAAGTTTCACATCTGGAATATTAAAATTTTTCATTTTGTTTAGAGGGGTCTCAATTCGTAAAATTTAAAAATCGCTGATCCCGACCCCACCCCCTAAAGTCTTACCTGCCCTTTGTTTTCTTTGCAAGAGTTTGTGGTTTGCAGGGGCGACTCAGTCTCACTCAGATCATCATAGTCTTTAATATCTTTAAAGCGTACTATCTCTATGCGAAGATTGTCATTATCTTGCTTGATATTTGTATACTCTGCAAAGTATTTCCCCGCTGTAGCGTTCCCGTCAAGCATCATTTGGTATAAATTTTGCAACGTGTGCGTGCGTGTGGCGGATGTATCGTTGAAGTCGATGGCGGTTGTTAAAACATTCGATTTATCCTTGTTTTTTTCGATTTGTTTCTCTTGTTTTCGTATAGTGTTGATTGTCTCTGTGCATATAGCGTAGAGTTCTTTATTGTCCGCTGATTTGATCTCATCATATAGGGTTTTGGCGTCTTTATATTTCATATTGGCAATATAATCTGAACCCCCTAAATATCAACTGAAAAAAGATGTGAAAAATATGCTTGCAGTCTTTCACAGGCTGTGATAGGCTATGCCTTGTAACGATTAAGAGAGCGAGTCCGAGATGGTGCGAGTCGGGCAGTTGCAGATGGCGGGCAACTCAAATACACGTCAATGCACTTGCGGGCTGAGTGGGTAACGGCAGGCATCCTTCGGGAGGCGATGGGAATGCTAACAGGCTCCATGCGACAACGGCTGAAACTGTGACGGTAGACCAACGACAATGGCGATGATATGGCAGGTGAGACGAGATCATATCCTTAGCGGGTTACTTACAAAACCGCTTCGAAATGGCGAAGACTTCAACGGGTTAATATCCTTATTACAGCGGGTTCGCCTCCTCTCTCATTGTAATGCAGGCAGGCTCATATTGTGTGGGTCTTGACGGTCACAACCCCGAAAATGCAGAGTGACAATGAGGGATAAATTATGGAACCAGTAAATATCACAGAGATCAAACAGCACGGTAGTGGCAGACGACTCATCAAAGGTGCAGTCTATCAGCACGAGCTTATACCAACTGGAAATAGTGGGACATGGCTACAGGGTCACGTTAAAATTGAGTATCACCAGATCGTCAAGGCGTTCGGTGAACCACACGAC